ACTCGACTGCCAAATGTGCGGAAGAGGGGGTGGTTGCCAAGCCGCGCACACAAATTGGGGTGGGCACAAAGGCAGGGGCGTGAAGGCTGACGACAACTTAGTTGCGGCGCTGTGTCAAATGTGCCACCACGAAATTGATCAGGGTGCTAAACTATCGAGACAGGAACGCCAAGAAATGTGGCAATCCGCACACGATAAGACTGTCTCATCGCTTGTGGACTCGGGTAGATGGCCTCCAGATGTACCCATACCAAAAGGATAACTTTATGACTACCGCTTTAGAAAAACCGAAACAAGAAAAGAAACTTGGCAAAGGTGGCGCTCGAGAAGGCGCAGGAAGACCCAAATTCGTGCCTACAGTCGCTGAACGACAGCTAGTGGCTACCCTATCAGGCAGAGGTCTTCCGCAAGACCAGATAGCGATCCTAGTGCGGACTGGCATTCACATCGATACGCTTAGAACGCACTTCCAAAAAGAACTACTTGGTGGGAAGGCAAACGCTAACTCCAAGATTGGTGGGGCGTTATTCGACAAAGCGTTAGATGGTGACACAACTGCAATGATCTGGTGGACAAAGAGTCAGATGCGTTGGGCTGAGACACAGAAGCTCGAGCACTCAGGGATTGATGGTGCTCCGATCACAATCGCGGCTGTCAACCTTAAAGGGCTGAACGACCAAGAACTCGAGCAGATGCAATTACTCCTACAGAAGACGGTGACCGAAGAATGAACCCTGAACAACTACCACCAATGCCAGAGCCTGATGGCGCTGGGTACACAACAGAGCAGATGTACAGCTATGCCATGCTATGCATTAAGGATGCCATGACAAAGGTAGCGCCTCTCATGTCAGATGCTCTGGAAAGCAGTGCTGAGAAGGGTGCAAAGATGGAGCGTGATGCTTGCGCTGTGCTGTGCTCGGAACTAGCTACGCAATGGCAGGCGATGGGCAAGATGGAGGGCGTTAACCAAGAGAGGGTTAGAAGCTCGATAGAGGTTGCACAGCTACTGGAGTCCGCGATCAGGAAAAGGGGCGAGTGAGGTGAACGCTCCTATGTCACCAGCGGTGATGCTGGAGTTGGTCACCAAGGAGAAGCTCAGGCGCAAAGCGTCAGCAAGCCTTTATGAGTTTGTGAAGCAGAGTTGGCATGTGGTGGAGCCCGGTATCCCTTTTGTCCCAAGCTGGCACATCGAACAAATCTGCGAACACCTAGAAGCAGTCAGCGCTGGCGAGATCACGCGCCTTCTGATCAACATTCCCCCTCGGCACTCCAAGTCGACCATTGTCTCGGTGATGTGGCCCATGTGGGAGTGGCTCACCACGCCACAGCAGAAGTTTCTATGCGCCAGCTACTCAGGCAACCTGTCAATCAGGGACAACTTGAAGGCTCGTCGTTTGATCCAGTCCCCTTGGTATCAGGATAGGTGGGGGCACATGTTCGAGCTTGCTGGCGACCAGAACGCCAAGCAAAGGTTCGAGAACGACAAGACTGGTTACCGCTTAGCTACCTCTGTTGGTGGTACAGCTACTGGTGAGGGTGGCTCTCGCCTGATCCTAGACGACCCCCATGGTGCTCAGGACGCGCAGTCTGATGCAATGCGAGAGTCAGCCCTTGAGTGGTTTGACATGGTCTGGTCTACGCGACTGAACAACCCTAAGTCAGATGCCATGGTGACCATCATGCAACGCCTGCACGAGAGGGACATCTCTGGTCACATCATCGAAGACATCAAAGGTTGGGAGCACATCTGTATCCCTGCTGAGTGGGATGGGATCAAGCGCAAGACGGTGCTCGGCAACTACGACCCACGCACCAAGATGGGCGAGTTGATCTGCCCTGAGCGCTTTGGCGAGGAAGAGGTCACCAAGCTCAAGCAGTTGCTAGGCGTGTACGGAACCAGTGGACAGCTACAGCAGAACCCTAGTCCTATCGAGGGGGGAATCCTGAAGACTAAGAATTTCCAGTTATGGCCTGCTGACTCTGGCTTGCCACAGTTCGAGTACATCCTGCAAAGCTATGACACCGCATTCACTGAGAAGACCACAGGCGACCCCACAGCGTGCACGGTCTACGCTGTGTTCACCCAGAAGGGTGTACGCAATGTGATGCTGGTCGACGCATGGGATGAGCACCTGAGCTACCCTGACCTGCGGGCACGAGTCATCAAGGACTGGGGGACTGAGTACGGCGATGGTGGCAAGACCAAGGACAACCCTTACGCTAGGTCTAGGAAGCCTGACAGGATCATTGTCGAGGCTAAGGCAAGTGGGCAATCATTATTGCAAGATTTGCGCTTGGCTAAAGTACCAGCCATTGGCTATAATCCGTCAAACGCTGACAAGGTATCCCGTGCGCACCAAGCCGCTCCGACACTAGAGCTTGGTATTTTGTGGATTCCAGAGTCGCGCAAGAATCGTGGTCACCCTGTAAGTTGGGCACAAGCATTCATGAAACAGCTTGAGAAGTTCCCTGTCGCTGAGCATGACGACTATGTCGACACATTCACGCAGGCAATTATCTACCTCAAGAATGATGGATGGTTTGAGCTACCGCAGGCTAAGGATCATGATGAGCCGAAACTGAAACAACGAGAGCGCGTGAACCCCTACGCCGTTTGATGGAGCGCACATGGAGCTATTTGCTTGGAACGCAGTCATGACAGTCTTGTTGGCACTGTTAGGCTGGGCAGTAAAGTCTAAGGACGCAGAGCTTGCGGCAACCAAAGAAGAGTTGTCAAGGGTGACCATCCTGATTAACCGCACACGCGAAGAGGTCGCCAAAGAGTATGTGACTAAGTCAGACCTGCACTTAGACATCAATCGAGTTCTAGACAGGCTTGACCGACTAGACAACAAGTTGGATACTTTCATAAAGGAGCACCGCAATGGCTAGTAAAAAACCTATCTGGGACAAAGCACGACCTAAATCTTTAGGTGAGAGCAAGTCCATGTCTCCTGCCAAAGTTGCATCAGCTAAGAGAATGGCTGAGAGCGCAGGCAGACCTTACCCTAACATGGTGGATAACATCAGGGCGGCTAAGAAGAAATGAAAAAGTCTGAGATGGACTGCAACAGTCCCAAGCGTACACCTGACCACCCAAAGAAGTCACACATTGTGAAGGCTTGCTTTGATGGCAAAGAGAAGGTGATCCGCTTTGGGGAGCAGGGCGCAAAGACAGCAGGCAAGCCAAAGGCTGGTGAGTCTAGTGCAACGACTGCAAAGCGTGATAGCTTTAAGGCTAGGCACGCAAAGAACATCGCCAAGGGCAAGGAGTCTGCGGCGTATTGGGCTGACAAAGTTAAGTGGTGATGTATGGCTGACAACGAACGCGCCAGCTTTGGCTTCTTTCCGCAACTGAGGAGGAACCGCACGGTTCAAGACCCAGAGGCGGCAAAGAACGCACCACTGGCGGCGTTGCGTGGGTTTGTGTCGGGGGTTGCAGGAGCGCCCGGTGACCTCGAGTCGTTAGCCTACATACCTTACGACTACCTCCGCGCTCCCAAGATGAGCGAGTTGGTTACAGGCGAAAAGAAGACAAAGACCTTCTTTCCGACCTCCGAAGAGATCGAGAAGCGAATCCCTTTCCGTGGCGAGTCCCCTGTCGAGAAAGCATTTGCTGGCGCTGGACAATTAGCTGGTGGCTTTTACTACGGTGCTGGCTCACCCCTGCGCGTGCTGGCTGAGTCGCCCCAGATTCTCAAGAAAGCAGGGACAGACTTTGCAAGGTCAATTGCGCCTGTCAATGTCATTAAGCCTAAAGGTGGTAATTGGGTTCTTGACCCAAGAATGGGTAGGATGAAAAGCCCTTACGACCCTGTCGAAGCGCTTGCAGACATACAAAAATTAAGAGCGGAACATGGTGATTTGCCCATGTACGCTACTGATGAAATAGAAATTAAAAATCGAATTGCGACTGACAAGTGGGTTGATAGTAACTTAAAGAATTACATCAAGAATGAGATGGGCACGGTTGACGATCCCATTCGTTTGTTGATTGAGAAGCGCGAAACAGAAATTTTAGGTAAGTTTGAAAAAGACCAAGAGCGTGCTCAGCGCATGGCAAGCAGGGCAGAGGCAGAGACTGACCCACGCCGCAAAGCAAACATGACTCGCCAAGCTGATCAGATGTTAGCTGATGCAGAGGCAGAGAAAGCGTTAGCCTTACAGCACAAGTCACACTTGCCACCTGATCTGCAAAACCCAGACAGCATGTGGACACCAGAAGAGTTGGCTAGTACACGCAAACGAGAAGGCTTTCCTGAAGAAGAGATTGGCAAGACCAATGCTTCAAAATTGTGGGAGCAGATGGCTGACGAATCTATCTATCCCACCAAGGCTAAAGAAATCCAAGAGTACCCTGCTCGAATGGAAAGTCGAGCTAATGCCTATGCAAAACTTGCAGACTACGAATCTAAACTAGATGCAAAACTTTTCGACAAGTTTCAAAAAGCTGGCATTGATGAGGGTGTCATAAGAAAATATTTGGCAAACAGTTTGATCACGCACAAAGCAGATGCAATTGGTGAAGCGGATATTGCTCAAAAGCTCTTGGATAAAGTTGGCCCACTTCCAATTAACCAACAATTCCTTGAGCAAGCAAGCACACAAAACCCATGGCTGGCAAAAGTTGATCCAAAGTCTAGTGTTTACTCTGGTGAAATTAGCGGTTTGAACTTTGACCATATTGTTGATGTAATCAAGGAAGATTTAGCCGCTGGTCGGCTTAAACCTGAAAAGCTCAACACATTGAGCATAGAGCAGGCAGTACGCAGAACGGCTGACTACGACCTTGAGTTGGCAAAGAAAATGAATGCTGATCGGGCATCGGCTCGTGCAGACTTGCCAGTCTACAAAGAGTATCCAGACGAAGGGTTGAAATGGGTTCAGCTTAACCGACCTTCCGACTTTGCCGCAGAGTCAGATGCGATGGGTCACTCGGCTCGTGGCTATGAACCACCAAAAGGTCACCCTGATTGGGTTGAGGGTTCTGGCGGTGAAGGTTACTCCTCTTATGGACTTGGAGGATGGGAGGCCATCAAGAGTGGTCAGGCCAAAGTTTTTTCACTGGTTGACAAAAGGGGTGAGCCACATGTCACTATTGAGGTAGGAACCAAAACTCCTCGATACGAACAGATTGAGCCTTATTTCGATGAAGCCCATGAGCAAGTTCTCAAACAAATGAATGAACTTGGGATGGACATAAGCGATCCCACAAAAGCAAATGGATTGGCATGGAAGCGTGCTGAAGAGATTGCTGTTGAAAAAAATGGACTGTTCATTAACCAAATTAAAGGCAAAGGTAATGCACGACCAGTTGATAAGTACGACCCATATACCCAAGACTTTGTAAAGAGCGGTAATTGGTCAGATGTACGAGACTTGCAGAACACAGGGCTAATCAATGTTGATGGCAGATATTTCACAGAGTCAGAGCTGACTGAAGCGGCTAAGAAGTATGGTCGCATGGGTGTCATGGATACGCCATGGGAAGTAGCTAGACAGCGACATATCGACGCAGGTGTGCCAGAAGACGAAGCCTTAAGGAACTGGGTTGAGGGCTTTAAAGAAGGCAGGGGCAGGCTTGACATCCCACCAGAAGGTATGAAACGCGGTGGTGCTGTAACTCTGCAAGACTTAGCAATGAACTACTATGTCCCAGACTACAACGAAGACGATTACTACGAGATGCCTATGGCACTTATGCCACCCCAACAGCGCATGAGCAAGGGTGGCCTTACACAATACAAGGAGTGCAACTGCCATGGCTGAACAAGACAGAGCATCGTTTGGGGTATTCCCACAGCTTCGACGCAACCGCACAAGGCAAGACCCTGAAGCGGCTAAGAACATGCCCCTAGACTTTTTGCGTGGTCGTGTGGCTGGCACGCTTGGCATGGCTGGTGACATCGAGGGTTTAGCCCGCATGGTCATCCCTAATGTCAGCAATGAGCCTACTTTGCCTAACACTGAGTATTTCCAACAGCGTCTACCCCTGCGCAATGAAGCGCCAGCATCGCGTGGTGCTGAGAACCTTGGCAGTCTGTTCGCATCGCCTGCTGTCCTGCGCACAGCCGCCAACGCGCCTAGCATTCTGCGCCGTGCCGCACAGGACTTTGCCATGGCTGGCTCACCAGTTAATGTAATCAAGCCAAAGGGTGGTAACTGGTTTGACAAGAACCTGCTTAACTCAATACAAAATCTAAAAAAAGATGTGATGAGTGAGGAGCAACTTGCTGACTTTGCATCAAGGCAGAGTAAACCTGTGGTTGACCAGTATATGCAACGCCACAATGCAGATGTTGCAATGAACAATTGGGTTGAGAACACATACAAAAACTATGTGAAAAACGAAATGGCTACGCCTGAAGACAGGGTTCGCCAAATGTTTGACCGCCGCTCCCTTGATGTTAATAAATTAGAAGTTAAGTACAACCAAGACATTGAGAAGCTAGAGAAAAAGCTAGAAAAAGCGCAGGAATTACCCAGAACCGCTGAGAACGACCAGCGTATTGCTTACATAAAGCGCGACATTGAGAACAAACTTGAGCAAAAAGACATCGATGTCAGCACTGCACGCCAAACCATTGGTCATGACAAAGAGTTAGCTAACGAATACAACTACACAGGCGAGGGAACTAGAAGACTTCGTGTACAAGGTGGCTTTCCAGAGCGAGGCATGGCTCAATCTGAAGTTGGAGGAGGTTATGAAAACCTTGTTGACAGCTTAATTGGGGCAAAGCAAGCAAAAAACATTAGCAAAACGGATGAGCTTATAAAGCGTTACCCATGGCTTGACAAGGTAGACCCAGAGTCCATGATTTACAAGACTCAAGGTAGCTTTAACGACTACATGAGCATGGATCATGTCATGGACATACTGCGCCAAGACTTGCGTTCTGGTGCTTTGACACCTGATAAGCTAAAAAACATAACTGTTGACCAAGCTATCGAGCGTGCCGCTGACTTTGACCGTGCGGCGGCTAAAAAGATGCGTGAGACTGCCATTAGAAACACCGAAGGTTTTCCTACTGTCAAAGAATATCCAGAGGGATACAAGTGGGTTGAGCTAACAAATCCAAAAACAGTGCCTAAAGATTATGCCCTGCCAGAAGGGATGAAGCTAGATACGATTGACCATCCAAGATACGGTCTTTTGCATACAGTATCTGATTCCAAAGGCATTACTCAAATAGAAGCCACAGATTCTCCAGAAAAAGCCCTTTTGCAGTTTTACAACAGGAAAGGTGGAGAGGGATATAAAACCCTTGAAGATGCCCTTAAGTATGAAGGCGACACAATGGGTCACTGCGTAGGTGGCTACTGCCCTGATGTTGCTTCTGGTAGAACCAAGATTTTTAGCTTACGCGATAAGCGTGGTGAGCCACATGTATCGGTAGAAGTAAGACCGCAACAACATTTGGATTACAACACTTGGTTTAATAAACAACCAGAAGAAATTCAAAACAGAATTGCTCAAAGAAGATTAGAAGACAAAAATTACGACATATACCAAGGCCCAGAATACCTCGCCGCCCGTGAAGCACTGCCACCACTGATTAACCAAATTAAAGGCAAAGGCAACGCTCGTCCAGTTGAGAAATACGATCCGTATACCCAAGACTTTGTAAAGAGCGGAAAATTCTCTGAGGTAAGAGACTTGTATAACACGGGCTTGTACAGACCTGACCCTGACGAGTTGGGCATATTGTTTCCTACAGACGCTTCTTTACAAAACCTTCGCAGTTCAAGCAGAATTGAAATGTTGCAAAGAGCAAAGCAAGCTGGCTTGTTCCCAGAAGGTCAACAGTACCTAAACCGAAGTGAGTGGGAGGACATCCTGCGCAAGCAATACCTATCTGAGCAATCAGCAGAAGCCGCACGCAAAACGCAGATGGGCACGCCACCAACAGAAAGTGACATCAAAGGCTTAATGGGTGGCTTAGAGCCAGAAATGGCCCGTGGTGGCCCTGTGCACTTGAGCAAGGGAACCAAAGCCGCTGAGATCGTAGAAGCCACAGCCGAGGGCATCGCTAACCTGTTCGCCAAGTATTCAGGCAAGGCTCCCAAAGAAGCTAAAGAAGCCATGCCATTGGTGCTTCCAAGAGCCACGCCAAAGACCTCACAAGAGATCAACGAGATAGCTGAGCGAGTAGCACGCCAGATGATTGGTGAGCATGTCACGCCACAGGGCAAGACAGTTAACTTAGCAGGACGCTCCAAGAAAGAAGCTGAGCGGGTTAAGCAACTTCAGTTTCAGCTTACGCCAACGGGCACAGTGGCGCAGGCGAAGGTGAACAATCCGCAGATTGGGGATGTAAATGTCGCGTTCCCGGGCGACCAGACCATCTCCGACACCATCTTAGACACCCTCCAAGGCGAGACTATCAACTCCCTCCAGCAAGGCGGTGCTAAGTACGGACTAGGTCAGCGCCACCTGATTGACCCTGAGTTCTGGAAGTCCAACATTGGCCCTGCCCAAGGCATTCAAGGTCGCATCGATGACCTCTACGCCAAGTACATGCCTGAGCGCATGGTGGGTGAGCACTTAGCGATGGGGCCAATGTCTAACAACTTTGCCATGCACTTTGCGGACGCTAACCTCAAGGCGCTGGACTGGTCGAAGCTCAAGCCAAAGGATGTTGCGATCTTTGACAGCCACATTGCAGATGGCTATGTGATCAAGAAAAAGAACAAGACGACAGGTGAAGTCACAACTAAGCATGTAAAGTTCCCAGACTGGCCCGGGCTTGCCTCGCCTGACCTCGCCTTTGAAGCCATGCAAAAGAACCCAGAAATGCGCAAGTGGTTCAACAACCGCATGAAGACCCCTGACCTCACTCAACCCCTTGGTTTACCCAATGGGCGTGACATCGAGTACGCGATCTCCGAGCCTGCCATCCGCAACCTCGAAATCAACATGACTGGTCTGAACACTGGCATTCTCAAGCCTAACGCGCCTGTCGAGCCTTTAGGTAATATCCACAACACCTACACCCACCGTATTTTGGGTGAGGCGATTGGCCCTCGTGAGGTGCTGTCACCCTTTACCATGTCATACCCTGACGCAACTGCGCATGTCTTGAGGACTCAAAGCCCGTCTGACTTTACAGGCACGATCCAGAAGGTGTTCCCCCACCAAGTCGTTGACCAACAGTACCTCGACGAGATGGGCAAGTACCAAGATCGAGTCAAACAAATCGTTGGCTACAAAGAAGGTGGCGAAGTAGACCTGCCAGATTTAGGCTTTGACGATAAAGAGTCAGCTAACCTGTACAAGTATGCCATGAAGACTTTAGGTCTACAGGGTGAGCAGTCAGGCGCTGGCGCTGGTGCAAACATCCCACTAGGTGGTGGCAACCTGAACTTAGGTGTTAACTTTAACAAGCTAAGCACAATGCCTAACCAAATGGAAAAGACATTCAATGCGTCTTACGGCAAAGACATCAATGGCATAGGCGTAAACGCAAATGTTTCTAAGCCTTTTGATGTAGAAGATGTCTATCAAGGCATGCTGAGTGGTTCAATCCCTGTGGGTTTAGGCAGACTGATGTTAGGACTGCAAGCACAGAAAACGCCCTATGGCTCAGGAGTCACAGGCTACACCGCTGGCTACCAAGGCAAGGTTGGGGATGGCATGCTAAGCGCTACTATTAACCAGCCAAGAAACCGTGCCGCAGGTCGTTCTGCTCAAGTGCAGTACCAAATGCCATTCGCCAAAGGTGGTGCTGTCGAGTACAATCCAAAGGAAATCGACACAATAGCGGCATCGCTATATGAGGAACTGTATGGCTGAACAAAACAAAGACCTAACGATCCCTGAAGATAAAGGCGAAACTGTTGAAGTCGATGAGGACTTTTCAGAGGTAGAAGATACCGAAGATGGTGGTGCGATCATTCGTGAGAAAGAGAACGACGAAGACGCACAAAAGAACCAAGCCCACTTTGCGAACATTGTCGACGATGTAGACCAGTCTATGCTGGTCGAGGCGACTACGGACTTGCTCGAGAAAATCGACAAGGACAAGGAAGCGCGAGAGAAGCGGGATAAGCAGTACGAAGAGGGACTGAGGCGCACGGGGCTGGGCGATGATGCCCCCGGGGGTGCTCAGTTCACAGGCGCAAACAAAGTCGTCCACCCCATGCTCATCGAAGCCTGCGTGGACTTCTCCGCTCGAGTCATGAAGGAGATTTTCCCTCCAAGTGGCCCAGTCAAGAGCAAGATTCAAGGCGAAAAGAACAAAGAGAAGGTCGACAAGGCAGAGCGCAAAGCCGCCTTCATGAACTGGCAGACCACTGAGCAAATGACTGAGTTCCGTGGCGAACTCGAGCAACTCAGCACCCAGCTCCCACTAGGTGGTGGTCAGTACCTCAAGATGATGTGGAACCCACAGCACCGTAGACCAGCGGCTGAGTTCATCCCCATAGATGATGTATACCTGCCATTTGCCGCAACTAACTTCTATAGCGCTGAGCGCAAGACCCATGTCCAGTATGTAACCAAAATGGAATACATGCGCAGGGTCAAGTCTGGCATGTACCGCGATGTCGATGTTGGCACGGCTGATGAGCCTGAGTACAGCAAGTCAACCCAAGCAAACGACAAGATCGAAGGTCGCAAAGAGTCCTCCTACAACGAGGATGGACTGCGCACAATCTTTGAGATTTACACATTCCTAGACTTTGGTGATGGCGTTGAGCCTTACATCCTGAGCGTGGATAAGTCAAGTGGGCTGGCGCTGTCGCTGTACCGTAACTGGGAAGCTGACGACACTTACCGCAAAGAGCTTGATTGGATTGTGGAGTTTGGGTTTGTGCCATGGCGTGGTGCATACCCGATTGGACTTACACACATGATTGGTGGCTTGAGTGGAGCGGCTACGGGCGCTCTAAGGGCGCTGATGGACAGTGCGCACATACAGAACATTCCCACGCTACTGAAGCTCAAGGGTGGCCCGGGCGGTCAGACGATCAACCTCCAGCCCACCGAAGTCGTGGAGATGGAAGGCGGCGCACTCGTGGACGATGTCCGCAAGATCGCCATGCCCATGCCTTTCAACCCACCTTCTGCGGTGCTTTTCCAATTGCTTGGCTTCTTGGTGGACGCAGGCAAGGGCGTTGTTCAGACCTCCTTTGAGAAGCTGAGCGACCAGAACCCTAACGCTCCTGTGGGCACAACCCTCGCTCTC